CCAGCAGAGGCTCCAGTAGCTGATGCAGTAGCACCTACGGCAACTGAAGCGGCAGGCGATGGCAACAAAGCAGAAGACATCCTAGCGATGATCAGAAGCCGCCAAAGCTAGTTTAATACTGAGTGGGTGTAGTAGTTTATGCTACACCCTATTCAGACAATCTGATAAGGAGATACAATGGCTAATAAAGCATTTGACGTTTCTAAGTTTCGTAAAAACTTAACTAAATCAATCACAGGCATGAGTAGTGGGTTTAATGACCCTACGGATTGGATTAGTACAGGTAACTATGCCTTAAACTATCTTATTAGTGGCGACTTCCACAAAGGTGTTCCACTAGGTAAGGTAACTGTTTTTGCAGGAGAATCTGGTGCAGGTAAATCATATATCTGTGCAGGTAATATTGTAAAGGCGGCACAAGATCAAGGTATCTTTGTAGTTCTAATTGACTCAGAGAACGCACTTGATGAAAGTTGGTTGAAAGCTCTTGATGTAGATACATCAGAAGACAAACTACTAAAACTTAACATGTCAATGATTGATGACGTTGCTAAAACTATTAGTACGTTTATGATTGACTACAAAGCAATGCCAGAGGAAGAACGTCCTAAGATTTTGTTTGTAGTTGATAGTTTGGGTATGTTGCTAACACCTACAGATGTTGATCAGTTTAACAAAGGTGATATGAAAGGTGATATGGGTCGTAAGCCTAAAGCACTAACATCACTTGTACGTAATACTGTTAACATGATTGGTAGTTGTAACGTAGGATTAGTTTGTACTAATCATACATATGCATCACAGGATATGTTTGACCCAGATGACAAGATCAGTGGTGGACAAGGTTTTATCTATGCATCAAGTATTGTTGTTGCAATGAAAAAACTAAAGCTAAAAGAAGACCTTGACGGTAATAAAATTAGCGAAGTGCGTGGTATTAGAGCAGGTTGTAAAGTAATGAAAACTCGTTATGCAAAACCGTTCGAAGGCGTACAAGTTAAGATTCCTTATGAAACAGGTATGAATCCTTACAGTGGATTGGTTGACTTGTTTGAGAAAAAAGGATTACTTGTCAAAGACGGAAATAGACTAAAGTACACTGATTCTAAAGGTAATGAAGTAAAAGAATATCGTAAAGTGTGGGAAGCAGGCGGTGACGCTCTTGACACAATTATGATGGACTGGAATAACATTGCAGAAGCAGTAGACATGGTTGAAGAATCAGTAGTCGAAACTGAAGTCAAAACTGAAGTCGAAACACAACCAACTGAATAACTATAGCAGTATTAACTAAGGAGATTACATTGGATACAGGTTCAAATATTATAGAAGTGTGGCAAGTGTTTAAAGAATATTTAGACAAAAAGCACATTGAAACTGTTGCTGAAAAGTTTGTTGATTTATGTGCTGATCTAGGTACTAGTGATGAAGCATTTAGAGAAGCATTAGGATCTGACAGCAACTTAGATAAAGCTATTGGTTATTATTTAGAAGAAGACGTTGACGAAGATTCGTACGATAACGAGGACGATTACTGATGGGATGGTATTCTGATATAGCTCGAGACATTAGTAACATTCCTAATGCTATCAACTACTATGAAGATCAATTAGTAGAAGCTAGAAAGGAATGTAAGATTAAAGGCAATGTTGAACGTGCATCAGCTGAGATGCCGGGTGTTGTTGAACAACGATTTAATCAACTACAAGAACTTGAAGCAATATTAGAATACCTAAACATCGAATTGCGTAGGTTACGTAGTTCGTTCTTTAAGAAATATCTTGAAAGTTACCCGCGAGCATTGTCAAGTCGAGACGTTGAAAAATATGTAGACGGTGAAGCTGACGTTGTTGACTACGAAAAGATTATCAATGAGTTTGCACTAATGCGTAACAAATGGCTAGGAGTTTGTAAGGGCCTAGACCAAAAACAATGGCAACTTACTAATATTGTAAAACTAAGAGTAGCTGGCATGGAAGATGCTAGTATATAACACACAGGACTAAAATACGAATATGAATTATCAATTACCAGGGGAAAGAAAAGCGATTGAGAAGTGGGACACACTTCCAGGCGATATCAACTTTGTATTACGAGAAGGTGATGAAGTTGGTGATGATGGCGGCTGTGCATTAGGTGGTGCATGGGTTAAGAAAACTAGCCAAGAACTTTTTGGAAATAAAAAAGTTGTTATCTTTGGATTACCAGGAGCGTTTACGCCAACCTGTAGTTCAGAACAACTACCAGCATACGAAAAAATGTACGAACAATTTAAAGCAGAAGGTGTCGATGAAGTTTATTGTGTAAGCGTTAACGATGCATTTGTAATGAATGCTTGGGCAAAAGAATTAGGTTGTACTAAAGTTAAATTACTAGCAGATGGTAATGCAGACTTTACACATGCTATTGGTATGCTTTGTAATAAAAGAGATAAAGGCTTTGCAAATAGATCATGGAGATATGCTATGTATGTTGAGAACATGATTGTTAGCGAAAGTTTTATTGAAGAAGGCTATAACAACGAAGGAACAGATAATGATCCTTACGAAATGTCAACACCTGAAAATGTAAACCAATATATACAAACTTTAAATCGTTAAAGTTTAAATACTAGTATGAGACACGTACTAGTAACAGGTGGCTTTGATCCACTACATTCAGGACACATTAACTATTTTAAGGCCGCAAAACAATTAGGTGATAAACTAATTGTTGGATTAAATTCAGATGAATGGCTGACTCGAAAAAAGGGTCGGCCATTTATGCCTTTTAAAGAACGTCTTGCTATCATTAAAGAACTAGCTATTGTAGATAAAGTTATCAGTTTTGATGACAGCGATGATAGTGCATGTGGTGCAATATTTCTTACTATGTCAACTACCACAGGCAAAATTATATTTGCTAACGGTGGCGATAGAACAAACACTACAACTCCTGAGTATGCTACATACGGTGATCATCCGAGTGTAGAATTTGCATTTGGAATTGGTGGCGAAAACAAAGCTAACAGTAGTAGTTGGATACTAGACGAGTGGAAAACACAAAAGACACAACGTGACTGGGGCTACTGGCGTGTACTTGATGACAAACCAGAAAAAGGTTACAAAGTAAAAGAGCTTGTAATTTATCCAGGGAAAGCACTAAGTAATCAAAAACATTTTAAACGTAGTGAACAATGGAATATATTAGAAGGCGAAGTTAAAATGGTAACTGAATGGGACGGCCGCACTGAGATTGCTTACCTAACTCCATCGAGTAGACCATACGAAATTAATAAAGAAGTTTGGCATTTACCAAGTAACCCAGGAACTGAAAATGCACATATATTAGAAATACAATGCGGCGAACAATGTGTTGAAGAAGATATAGAAAGGCGCTAATGGAGTTTATTCCAACTAAAAAAGAGCTTCGTATAGTAGAAGAAGTTGCTCCGTATACAATGACAAGCGGAAAACGTATAACGCAAACTATACGGGCTGTAAGAGACCTTGATGCTAATAATATTCCAGGTGATATTGTTGAGTGTGGAGTGTGGAAAGGCGGACAAATTATTAGTGCTTGGTTAGCTAATGATAAAACAAAAAGAAACTTTTGGCTGTTTGATACATTTGAAGGTATGACTGAGCCAACTGTACATGATCATAAAGTAAATGAACTAAACGCTGTGTCACATGCAAGATTTAGCCGAAAAGCAAAGAACGGATTTGATCAGTGGTGTAGAGCAGAAATTGGAGAAGTTAGTGAAAACGTATTCAAATATATTCCTCCACATCAATGCAATTTTATTAAAGGTCCTTGTGAACAAACACTATTAGACCCAAACAATATACCCAAAAGTATTGCATTACTACGGTTGGATACTGATTGGTATGAAAGCACACTACAAGAAATATTAACACTATGGCCACGTTTAAATGTAGGTGGGTATATGGTATTGGACGACTATCATAGTTGGCGCGGCAGTAAAAAAGCCTTTCATGAGGCGTTTGGAGACTCTCTCGAGATACATACTATTGATAGGTCGGCAGTATACGTAAGGAAAACTAAACAATGAATAAAGTATTTGTAGGATACGATCCAAGAGAAGACATTGCTTATCAAGTATGTAAGCACAGTATTGAACAACATAGTTCTAATGTAAATGTGCAACCATTAAGACAAAGCGAACTACGAAGTGCAGGGTGGTATAATCGTCCTGTTGATAAACTAGCAAGTACTGAATTTACATTTACACGATTCTTAGTACCAGAACTTGCAAACTTTAAAGGCTGGGCTGTGTTTATGGATTGTGATATGATCCTTACTACAGACATACAAGAGTTATTTGATCAAGCAGACGACAAGTATGCTGTTATGTGTGTGCAACACGATTATAAAGTAACAGAAGATACAAAGATGGACGGACAAAAACAAACAGTCTATCCACGTAAGAATTGGAGTTCAATGGTACTATGGAACTGCGGACATCCAAGTAATGCTATAGTAACACAAGACATGGTAAATGAGCCAGAACTTAATGGTGCACACTTTCATAGATTTAGTTGGCTCAAAGACGAAGAGATTGGTGAACTAGATCATACTTGGAACTACCTAGTAGGAGTGTATAATGATATTGAAAAGCCTAAACTTATTCATTATACAGAAGGAGGCCCGTGGTTTGAAAATTACAGAAACTGTGAATTTGCTCAATTATGGAAAGACAATTTATTTCAAATGATGGACAGATAACATGGAACATGACATGGAACAAAATATAGGCGAATGGGATACACGAGTGATTAGACCGCATTTAAAAGAAATGATCGATAAGATCTTACACAGCGTTGCATTAGGAGAACAGAGATTTGCAGTTGAAGCCGTTGCAGAAGTTTTCCAAGAAGTAAAAAACCCTCCGTTAATTTGTGTAGACAGTGGAATTAAAAAAGTAGAAAAGAAAGTCAAAGGGTCATTTGGACTTATTGATTCTTTTGTAATGGGCATGGCATTAGGTAGTGGCGGTAAGTATATTCGTGCCGACGATGTTGATTGGGACGACGACACTCCATTATTAGTTAGAGGACTAGGCAAACAAAAACTAATTAAGATGTGCATCGAGCGAGGTAGAGATTTTTACTTTATGGATACAGGGTATGTAGGCAACAACCCAAGTACACGTAATCCAAACGGTAAAAAAACTTATCATAGAATTGTAAAAAATGCATTACAAAATTTACACATGCCTGATAGAGAGAAACCAGAATCGGATAAATGGTATGGAGGCGGCCGTTGGAATTCATTAGCAATTCCGTTTAAAGATGCAACACCAGGACGTAAGATTTTAGTTGTTCCTCCTAGTGAAAAGGTAATGAAATACTTTGATCAAGATCTAGAACAATGGATTGATCAAACTATTGCTACCATTAGAAAGAACACTTCAAGACCAGTACAACTACGTAAGAAGCCAAGTAGAGAAGATCGTGTTAGTGTTAATACAATGGAACAAGCACTTGCAGATGACGTACATTGTCTAGTAACATATAATAGTATTGCCGCACTTGAAGCAATGATATACGGCAAACCTGCTGTAGTGTTAGGACCAAATTGTGCTCAAGACATTTGCGAAACTAGTTTAAAAAGAATTGAATTTGCAGAACATCCAGGAAGGAAACAGTTAACTTATTTGTGTAGATACCTAGCCAACAATCAATTTACATACGACGAAATGTTAAGTGGATATGCCTGGAGCATAGTAAAATGAGAGTTATAGGATACACTAAAGTTATTCCTCCAGGGAAATCACTTAAAGCAAATAAGCCTAATCATAAAATGGATATTATTAAAAATTTTATATCCGGAGTTAGAGTAAGTGGTGACAATGGATTAGTATATGACGGCTTTGATGTAATGCAATGCGATGTAGCAGTAATGCAAGGTTGGATGCACGAAAACAGTCAAGCAGTACCGCATATCAATTTACGTAGAAGTATTGCTAGTAACACAGCTAACAAAAGATTTATTACAGCAGATGCTAATTTATTTTTGTTTAAAGCAAAAACAAACGAACCTCATCATTATTTAAGATATAGTTTTGACGGAGTATTTGCTAATACCGCAGAGTATTGCAACGATGAATACGGTGACACGCAATGGGAAAAGATTCAACGTGACCTAGGTGTTAAATTGAAACCTTGGAACTATAACGATAGAGAAAATATTTTATTGTGCTTACAACGTAATGGCGGCTGGAGTATGAAGGGTAAAGATGTTGTAACATGGGCTAATACTAAAATTGCAGAAATTAGACAGTATACTAATAAGCCTATTGTTATCAGACCACACCCTGGAGATAAAAAAG